GAGCATAGCCGTTGTGGCCTTTTTCATATCTTCTTCTCTGTTCTTGCGTTCTTCCGCAAGGATCTTGGCCGTATCTTCTACTTTCACTTCTTTCTTTGTGCGCCAATTTGGAAAAGCCATCCGTGGGCCTCGGTTAATTACCGGAGCTCGTCTAGCCATTATTCACCTCCTTAACCGCCATAATTACCAAGAGCGGCATTCGCTATTTTGGCTTGTCTCATTTCGTCCTGCTTTTTCTTTTTCTTTCTCTTCTCAAGATATTCACCCAAGAAAGCCGATGTTTGACCGCCGCCGCCACTTCCACCCTTCTCTTCGGAACCAGCATGGTGTCCTCTCCGCTTTGGCCCTTGATATCCACCTGTCAAAGCCTTCATTCCTGACGCCATATTTGCCTCCTAATTCTTGGCTTTAAGTGCTAGAAGCAGCATGGTTGACAGTGTTGCATAGTCAACGTGCTTGACCATCATGCCGTTGATCTCCTTCTCGGTGACCAATTCTGGATATATTTCCTCAAGATCTTGGGCAAGGACTCCGATATGGATCCTGTTGCCATCAGAGATAAACTCTTGCTTGTATCTAAAGGATCCTTCTTGATTGCCTCGTCTGAACCGCCAGCTACAGTACCGGTCAATTCCCAATAGCTGTAATCAGTCTCTTGTTCTCCCACTTCTACCGGTTGCATACCGAGCATGGCAAGGATCTGATCTATCACTGGTGAGTATTCCGGCTGAGTGCGGATCCATTCATCAAACCTTGCCTGATGGCCTTGTTCGGTTATCTGGCGCTGCGTTTCACCTACTTGGGTCATGGTCTGTAGGGCTTGCGGTGTCAACTCCAGATTCCATTGTTCGTACATATCATAGAGGCGCTGGGTGAATTGTTCTTCCTCCGCAACTCTCGTGTGTCCAAGATCTGATTGTGCCTTGAGAATGTCGCTTGAATGAGATAGGCCCATCGAGGCACCCTTCTCCTTCAATAGCGCGGTTTCCTTTTCCCAGCTAGGCCGCATGAGGTTTCGCCGCGTGGCCAGCCTTTCTGACACTCGCTCGTCCATGGTGTCAGCACCGCCGAATGGCGACCAGCCCTCGGCGGCTGCGAATGTCCGTTTCTGAACATCACTAGGGCCTCCGGTTCCAGGCAGGATCCCGCCGTAGCCTTCCATGCCTTGGCCCACACGACCCATAAGATAGTCGTTGATAAAGGACTGTCCGAGTTTTTGTTGCTCTGGCGTCCATTTATTAATATCGGTTTGGGTCTGTTCACGGCCGCCGCCCCCTGTTCCTGATATCATCCCTGCCATCTTAGTTCTCCTTGAGCATCGTTGCTTGGTAATAATAGCCAAAATACTTCAAGTCGATGCCTCTTTTCTGTAGTTGACTCGATACTCGTTTGGCTACTTTCTTATTGACAAATGTGAAGGTAAGTTTTTCAATGTTCAATTCGTGAACAAGCCTGCTGGTCAGATCGTAAAGATTCCCTGAAAGATGTCGATAGTCAGGCTTAAAATAGCCGTGAAATTGATGCAAATGCCTTACCCCAAGGGCATCGGAAAGCGAATATGTGGTAAAGCCTACTGGCTTTGAATTTTCAAAAAAAACAAAAGAATCAACTCCATCCGTATTCAAAGCAATGCCAGTAACTTCGTCTGCCGTTACTTTGTGATTTATGCTCTCACAGAATGCAGGCACCATCGGAACCAAAAACTCCCTGATCGCTTCTTCGTCTGTAAGTAGTTTGGCATTTCCTGGCAGCATTATTGTTCCAGCCTCTTGATACTGCCCCTGTTAAATAAATCGTCCATTTGTTTCGTATAGGCCGAAAGGCTCCGTGACAGGGCCACGGCCCAATCAGTTAGCCGCTTTTCGTATTCCTCCATATTCCTAACTCTTTGCTCCACTGTCGGATTGGACCCTGGAGGTGGCTTCATGGGCACCCTTGGAATTATGGGTAGTTTAAGGACAGGCACTAGAATCTTCCTTCTTCTGTTCCCCAAAAGCGTTGTTCGAGCAAGGCAACCTTGCCGGTGCCGGAAATAGTCACCTCATGCACCTTGGCCAGATCGTCGTCAAATATCTTATTAGTAAAAAGTGCTCCTGATCCGTCACGGTAATCAATCTCATGTTCTTCCAGCCTGAAGTTATCGCCGCGATTCTCTGCAAGCTGCAGGGCTCCTAGATCCGCTTCCCATGGAATAGCGTTATGGACAAAGGTAACGTCCTGCAGGGTCACGGTGTCGATCAGAAAATACTCGGTATCCTGAATGTTGCTTTCGGCGCGAAAGTATATCCCCTTATTCGCATTGACGGCCTTAAATATAATCTCGTGAGCTACCCATTCACTCGTCGTGGCTAGTGTAGCAACCACTTCTTCGGCGACACTATCAAAATAGGCCTCTACATCTTCAGTCATTACACCGTCGTTTTTTATCCTAACCAACAAGCTATAGGTTCTCCCTGGAGTCAGGCCACTGAGCAGTAAGATAGGAATCCATAGTCGAGTGGTAGCCTGGGCGGCACCACCAGTGTTGTTTCTCACCCTGAGACAGTTGCCAGGGCTCCCGCCGGCAATGCTGTGGACTTCACCCACAGTGGCTTGCCAGTTGCCCACTGTATCCATATCGCTATTATCGCCAGTTATCACGGAAGGGCCGCCTACATACTCAGGAAAGGTTTCTAGATTCTCGTCCAGTTTCCAGAGATAGCCGTTGTTGTCACCGAGTACAACTTCAGAAAATGTTTTGTCTTGGAAGAGACTTCCGATAGTGCCAGGAATGTCGCCGATGGTGTCGTAGAGCGCCCCAAGCTGCGCGATGGTGTAACCACTTCGGAAGCGGCCGACTGTTCCGGCGCTCATGTCCACACCGATTGAAATAGGAGCCGACCACATTTTGTTGCCAGATCGCAAATACTCGCCAAGGTTGAAAGCAAAGGCCGTATCGCAATAGGCTTCTGAATCGTTGCTTGTGGGAACAAAGAGAATGATATGGTCGATATTGGGAGCATAGATAGCAAAGGAGTATTTTAATGTCTCATCATTAGGATATTCCCTGATAAGTAAGGCAATGGATTCTCCAATCGGATCATAGGCCCCATCCCTTCTCAATATATAAAAATCAAGATCACTACCCAAGAACACACAGAGTTCATGCCGCCAGATCTTTAAGATAGTCTGAGGTGCTATCACCCCTATCGGCAGAAAATCTTGATCGTAATCGAAGGGTGGATCAATGCCGGTGGCCCTGCAGAGAGAGATGCCATTATCCTTAAAAATGTATCTAAATTCTCCAAAGACGACACTACCCATAATCTCCCCAGGACTCTGCCTGAGATCCACGGCTCCTGCCGTACCGCCAGCATAGTCGGCAGCATCGTCAATGTTGCTCCGATAATCCCTTTGGTGATAGTAAGTAGCTCCAGCGAGCACATAACTTGCAAAAATGTGGCCGGAGAAATTTGACAGATACCGCGCCTTCGGCGCAGTGCCACCGACAGCGGTGCAACTGCCAGTGCCATCCCACTGGAACTGATCATCAACACCGTTAGTCATAATGATTACGGGATCATAGCTGCCTCCACCTGTATCTACCCAGTATTCAGCGTCAAAATAGTCGGCATTGTCGCCGGTAAAGGTAAGAGCTCCGGTAATATCAACGGCTGCCGCAGCACCGGCTGTGTAGGAGTAGACCTTCTTGGCAGTGCAAACGACAAAATATACCGTGCCACCTGTGGCTATATAAGGAAAGATGCCCAAAATACGCCGATAGTCCAGTATCCCCAATGGCGACGCGAGAATCTGTTCCAATCCTGGGAAAGTTTTTAACATTCCCTCATGCACATAAAGATTCTGACCGCCTATCATCCCGAGTGGATTGCCGCCACGCACAGGTGGGATAATATACTGGCCATCTTTGGGATATCTTAGCCCTTGGAAGCCTATTGATAGCTTCTGTACGAGTTCTTCTGGCATATTCCCCTCGGCTAATACTTAATGATCATTGTGAAAGCAAGCCACGGATTCATAACGTCCTCGGTAGTAGTAAGTCCAGTCTCGGTATCTCCCACTGCTGCGTCAACGCTGCCAGATCCACCGTCAACAACGTGATCATGCACTGGATTTGTGACGTTATGACCGGCTGCGCCTGTATTCGGACCCATTACATATTTAGCGCCACCACCGTCGAGAGCGTCGGCAACATCGTGGTCATGTGTTCCTATAACGTGCTGATGCGAGTTCAGACCATGAACATGCTCCTGATCCTTAGTCTCGTCGCCACCAGTATCTCCAATCGTCCTGTCGGTCAAAACACCGTCTGTGCCAGCACCAATGGGCATCCTGGCCCTAGAATCTGGCATGGTGAGCCGCTTGTTTGCAGCCCAACCGACTGAAGCCGCGTCTGCCCCTCTGCTCGAAGCTCCACCACCGGAGTCCAGTATTGGGGATTCATCATCGGTAAGTTCGTCCCACAGCCAGTAGAAAAGATCCTGCATGTCGGCACTAGCTTGATCCGAGCTCGAAGCTGCGCTGCCTATGGTTTCGCCATTGAGTGCAAGCCAGCCGTCAGGGAGTGTGCTTCCAAGGATCATCTTAACTTCGCCGACAATGACGATCTTGTTGTCCACATCGCGCTCATCAGTAAAGCGTATCTCAGAATCGTAGTCGCCTGTTTTGAGATAAAACGTGGCTATGGCACCCGTTGGCTCAGTTGGCGTGGCAATCCTGGCCTCAAGGGTAACCTGTTTATGGATGCCGTATTTGTCGCTGGCATCGTCCGAAACTGAAACAAGGTGATCCACCGCGAATCTCTCACGGAGCATGCGACGAGATTTAACTATCTCGTCGTCGATTGATGTGGCAAGCGTTTCATCGGTGGGGGTGGACTCTGAATAACTCTCCGTGTGAGCCATGGGTAACTCCTTTTAGATTCCCATTTGCTTTCGGGTAAATTCAAATTTCACACCGTGATCTTCATTGGTGATATTTTTGTAAAACATATCAGCCATGCCGAACCAAGTCTGAGCCGTTTGCGTCTGTTTCCGGTGCTGATAGAGCCAAGCCGTAGCGTAGGTAATGATAATGGGATCGGCCACGGTTATACTTGGATAGTCGGCATCGTCGTCCATATCAGTAGGCCAAAGAAAGACGTCCAGATGGACATTATAGGCCTTATCTGCTCTCCTATTGAAGGTCAAGACATTACCCAACAAGTGAGCATGAGTCGGAAGTTGGCTTACATTATCGGGAACAGGAGTGCCACTTCCATCCTCCAATTTCCTGAAGTCCTGTAATGGCAGAGGCACCACCTCGCGCCAATTGCTGTCAGAGTCCAGTAAGTTGACAAACTCGATCTTCTGAATGGTCGTTGGCACCGTGATCCGATAGGCAGCCGCCGCCAATACGCAACCGTGGCACGATCCTTGTTGGCTGGAATCCCAGGAAACTGGCTCCAGAATCACAGTGTCCACCAGAAAATACTCAGTATCCTGAATGTTGTTTTTAGCGCGAATATATATCCCCTTATTCGCATTGACGGCCTCAAATCCAATTTCGTGAGCTAGCCATTCACTCGTTGTGGCTAGTGTAGCAACCACTTCTTCGGCGACACTATCAAAATAGACCTCTACATCTTCAGTCATTACACCGTCGTTTTTTATGCTAATCGACAAGCGATAGGTTCTCCCTGGAGTCAGGCCACTGAGCAGTAAGATAGGAATCCACAGCCGAGTGGTAGCCTGGGCGGCACCACCGGTGTTGTTTCTCACTCGGAGACAGTTGCCAGGGCTACCACCGGCAATGCTGTGAACTTCACCTACAGTAGCCTGCCAGTTGCCTACTGTATCCATATCGCTATTGTCGCCAGTTATCACGGAGGGGCCGCCTATATACTCAGGAACGGCTTCCAGACTTTGTAGATCGCGCCAATTATGGTTGATGGCCAGGTCTTTGACCACGAGATTCATAATGGTGTTTATCACCGAATCTTTACCGGTGATTCCACCGTGATTGGCGACCACTTCGGCACGTAATTCACCTCTGTTCTTGGCCATTTTTGAAACTCCTAACTTGTCCTATTCAGAATGATCAGTATCACAGCAGCGGCATTGTAGGTGCCCTCAGATTCATCCAAAACGATATCCATTTTTTCCTCTATGAGAAATTGTGGATTTGCCACGATCAAATTTGCATCGGCAGGCCCACTGTCATAGATGATCGGATCGGTGACCGCACTGCCAGAACGCAAAATGCACCGATCATTTTGGGCTGCAGCGAAAAAACCAACAGACTTAATCCGTGGACTCCCTTTGAAATGCGTAGTGCTCACCCAATCGGTGTCCACGGCTGTAATATTCATTACGTGGCCATTGAAGTTGAATGTATTAGCCATCTTCTTTCCCCCCTTCAAAAAGCGGTTGATAAACCTTATTCCACAGCCGCTTGGCTGTAGCTTCCATGCTGTGCTTTTCCTTTGCCCACTGCCGACTCTTTCTCTTGCAGTGCGCCAGAAGCTCCGGTTGCCACTTCAAAACATTGACCACTCTGCGCTCCAGTTCCTCCTTATTGTTGGCAATAAGAAGATCAGCCACGCCGTACTCGTTGTTGTAGGTATGGAGACTCAAGGAGTTAGTTATAACGACTTTACCCATGGCTGCGGCCTCCAGGGCCGTGTTTCCCCACTCGCCGAATTTCTTGTCACCCTGGACAGCATTACAGCACTCGATGATCACATCACACTTGGCCATTCTTTCAAGATTTTCGCGCCATGGTACGGCGTCCAATGACACCATATAATCAAATTTGTCTTTATATTCCGGCATCTCTTTAAGAGACAGAAGCACCGAAAGGATATTTTCGGTTCCCTTGGTCACTGGATCCCTTGGAAAGTGTCCGAAAATAATCTTGCCTTCATTCGCCGGAGCGTAAGCCTCATCGTATTCAATCTTGTCGAGCTCAACTGGATAGTAAACTAGATGCTCATCGTTGGCTCCCAAGTCGAGAAGATCAGGGCACTGAATGATGGTTTCGTCCACGAAATGATTGTAGAATTGATTTAGGTTCTCATGGCCTTGGCGATACGCGGTCCCGCCGTGTTGCATAACAATCTTTTTGTTAAACGGATCCACGCCGGTATCTATGAAAGTAGAAGTGCAAAAATGGAGAACCTTGGCCTTTTCGGCGTATGGTTTCAGTTTGGGAATGAAGTGGTAGGTGGAAAAATACCTATCGGCCAGCGATGGATGGATGGGTAATTCTTCGGAATATTCAAAGGGGTGTTTCTCACCCTTGAAGGCCATAACTTTAAGCCCCAACATTTCAAGGCATTTTGCATAGCGCATCGCGCTATTTGCCCAATCATGTTGCGTCAACAAAAGTACATCTATGTGACCATTACTCTCCGGCTCCATTCGGTTTTTCTCCTGCGAAAAACATCATGCCCTCAAATCCCATTTGGATAACGGAAAGGGCTTCGCTAAATCCGGTCTTAAAATACAGATTGCCAATCGATGTTACAGAGAAATCGTATATGTGGTGATGGTGGTCGCTTTCTATGGGATCCATGCCATGGTGGAATACTGCTTGGGCAACAAAGAACTTTCCACCAGGCCGAAGGATCCGTTTGGCCTCTTTGAAAACTGCTCTTGGATTTAAGAAGTGATCTAAAGAAAAAACACAAGTCACAGCATCGAACATCTCGCTTCCGAAACTAAGATCCTCAACGTCACAACGAACAAAATCTCCATTCATCTCGTGCGGCTCAAGAATGTCACACTTTGTAATGTGCTGATCTGGATTCAGGTAAACGTATCCAGTTTCTTCTTGCGGTTTTCCGGCATAGAAGCCATTTCCAGAAGCCAGATCAAGGAGCTTTGTTCCTGGGCCTAAATAGGTGAGTCCTCGTAGTATCTCCGCGATTTCAAGAGTGAAGGGAAGGTTTTTGGCAAGGTTAGAGTCGGGATCGGCAGTCTTTGTCTCATAAGATTTTTGTGCTTTTTCCCATTTTGCGACTAGATCACTCATACTACCGCCTTGAGCTCTTTCTTCTCAAATTTGTCTGTGTACCAGTCAATGGTTTCTTGCAGGCCGTCATCTAGTCTCGTCATGGTTCCTGGAATATCCAGGCTAGATTTCACATAAAATTTTTTAATATCTCCCAATTTTGGATCTTGAAAAGTAAAACTATGCGTTTCTTTTTCCATTATCTGATTGATCTTTCTGGCCAAGTTAAAAATCGAAAGAGCTTCATCATTCAAAAAATCAAAATGATGATGGTTGTACCTGTCATCGGCCAGAAAAAAGAGAGCATTAACCACATCTTTGACATAAGTGAAATGCCGCACCTGATCACCATCTCCGTGGATGGTTAGCGGCCTGTTCTCATGGGCCTGCCTGATAAAAATCGGGATTACGCCGCCCCTGTCGCTGCTATCCTGGCGGGGGCCATAAACATGGTAAATTCGCAAAGCTGCATACCTGAAATCCTCGTAATACTCTCTGAAGGCTCTCAAATACGCCTCTCCGGCCATCTTGCTCACACCGTAGAAAGATACCGGCCGACCACGATTGACGGATCCGGTGGAAACGTGAACAACCTTGGCGCCTAGTTTTCGCGCCAGATCAAACACACGAAAAGAACCCCAAGCGTTTACCATAAGATCTTCTTGTGGATCATCTCTACAGACCGTACATTTAGAGGCTGCAAGGTGAAAAATCGTATCAACATCTTCCATATCCAGAAGATCGCAAACGTCCTGCTTATCAAATCGTGCCTGATCGGTATCTGGAAGGAATCTAAGGTTTTCCAGTTTACCAGCCACGAGATTGTCCATGGCTATGACCTCTTTGCCCTGCTTGACCAGTTCTTCAGCCACATGGCTGCCAATGAAACCAGCCGCACCGGTAACCAGATACTTCTTACCTGAGAGTTTGACCACGCCTACTCCTGCAGTTCGTCGATTGCCGCAAGCATTTCCTTTTTGGTCATTTCATCGGGATCCAGAACAGTTTCGTGGAACTCCAGGGCAAAAGCTGCGATCTGTTCCTTATTACGCTGATGGAGAGGCTTTTCAGCCTTCGACCTGGCTGCCGCTGCCGCCTCGACTCCCTCCAGGCCCTCATCACCAAAAAGGGACTCTTCTGCCTCTGGAACCACCTTGCCGGTTACCATGAACATTTTGGGATTGTCGAGGATGAGTCTTTGGGCCAGATCTTCCCTCAAGGTGGCCTTATGGCCATGAGCCGCGAAATACAGTGGCTCGAGAAGATAGGCAGGGGAAATGGTCACGCTGGCCTTTCTTCCAAGATACATTAGCTCTAACTCGGTCATGGCTTGTCTCCGATCCTCAGTGGTAGGTGGCCGCGGAGTGCGACCACCTACGTTATGTTGTTGGTTTACGGTTTACTGCTCGTCATTGATGGTGCCGGTGATGTTGTAAAGCACCCACAAGTCGAAAGTGGCTGCCGTTGGCACCTTGGTTGACGTTTTCTTCAGGTAGATATCGATGGTGTCATCCTGGGCATATTTGTAGCCCACACCGGACTCAACGAAACCGTACTTGGTTTCTCCGAATCGGGCATACATAGCCGCAGCCATCGTCAGGGCGTTATAGAAACGTGCATTGCTGTCACCGTCGCCAATCTCGGTTCCAGTACCACCGGTGAGCACCGTATCACACCGGACCATCAACTCGAGGATCCTTGCGCCCTGTGGAATAGGTAACATCTCGATAGTCTCACCACTCACCATATCGTCATCGGCGGTGGTGAAGTAGCCGTGGCGAAAATGCACGTTCCCCGCCAGTGCGTGATCAGGCATTATGCCTGAAAGTACCGCTGCACTTTTATGTGTGGCCATAAGGCAAAACCTCCGTAATAAGTATGTCAACCCTGGGAATTCCGAAGAATTCCCAGGTCGCTGTTAAGGTTTACGCCGCTGGGTCTCTCGCAAAGGTGTCGAGAGCGAACAAGCTGAAGGTGGCGCTGTTGAAGATCGTCCGAACCATACCCATCATGGCGCCTGCCGTGATGGCCAGAGCGTTGCCACGATCATCGGTTTCCTCATTCCAGCTATACCTTCCGAAAGCTCCACCTCGACCCCAAGCCATACAGCCTGCTTGAGCTCCGAGGAATAAAGCCCTCGCAGCCGTGATGCCTGTCGAGCACCCTGTGGTGCTGTCGAAGCGAATCACGTTTCTGTGCTTATGCAGAATTACCCCAGCATATTCACCGAGAGCGTTCTGATACATCATGGGCTTGTTCTTGCCCACCCTATCAGTCGCTTTGTGGATCTCCAGCCAATCGTTCTGAGATATTGAAGTCCTCAGATCGTATGCCTGATAGTTGTGCATGACGAGAACAAACTTCTTCTCGCCCTGGAAAGTCACAGGCTGCACCATGGGATCCACGGTTTCAGCGGTTGCCACCAACTGCTCGATGAGCTCAACGTCCATCTTGTCGGCGGTGTCAATGTCGGACAGACCTGTGGCGTTCCCGCCATAGATCACATGGGCTGAATCGGGCGCGGTAATCGTGTTGCCTGCCCTGCCCGTATAGCCGAGTCCAACATGGAAAGAGGGATCGATACCTCTTGCGCCGGCCAAATACATCATGCACTGCTCATCGTAGTCCTCACCCCACCATATCTGAAGGGCCTGCCGACCTTTGAGCCGGATTGAGTAAGGCACTCTTTGCTCGGTCATCTTACCCTTGCTCTTGGTGCCTTTCCTTCTCTGGTCGATCAGAACGTCCATATAGTGGAACGTAAGGGCTTCCTCCGCAGAGGTGCCTTCGATTATGTTGTCACCCTCGATGCCGTCGCCGGACAGCTTCATAAGCAAGCCAACCCGAATACGGTCACCGGCGGCTTTCGACAGGTCACGCTTTACCTTGATCATGGCCTGATCGCCGGTGCCCATGAACCGTCGAAAATACATGGACTTCTCGGCTTCCATAGCCAGATCCGTTGACCAGCGTTTGACCGCCAAGGGATCATTTACTCCAAACTCAGTCATCGCCATGGGTTATTTCCTCCTGCGATTCCCTCGATTGGAGATAAAGACTTGCTACCCACCAAGCAGGGAGCGTCTGCGATCTTCTGGCAGCCGTGCCCACTCTTCCTCAGTGAAGTCGGTTTTACCGAAAATAGCTTCATCTACAGGATCGCCCGATGGGAGCTCCGAAATGTCTTTGAATTCCTCTCCGAGAGAACCAGCTTTGAATTTAGCTAACAATTCCTTCTCGATTGTTCCTCGGAGCCTAGCTTCAACCTCTTTCTCGATGGTTTCCTGATTCGGGCCGTCTTTAGTCCGGCCGTATAGCTTGTGGATCATTTCCACGAGCTCTGCCGCGTTTTCGCCTAACATTACTGGCTGTTCCGCGCCAGGGGGTAGAACCAAAGTTGCCGGATCGGTAATTATTCCAAGAGTTGACTTGCCGAGTCCGTGCTCAACAGCAAACTTTGTGAGTGATTCTCGGATAGGGTTGTCTTTGTCATAGACTCCAGGCACGCTTTCACCAATTCTCTTGACGGTATCTTTCACCGTCTGCCTGTCGTCGTCTGACTGCCGTTGTTCTTCCTCTTCAGCGGCCTCAACCTTATCCTGATGCTTCTCATACTCACGCAAATCCTGTTGATACTTGATGGCTTCGATTGGGGTTGAATCTGCCAAGTCTTGAAATTCTTCCTTTGATAGCACCTTGAAGTCTTTCCATGGGCTATCATCCGGTTTTTCCTCTGGTTCCTTGGCTGCTTTCAGAGAAGCTACCTCCTGGCGCAGAGTGCCAATGTCCCGCTCGAAATCCCTTTTGTCATCTTTCCTTTGCTGACGAGATTCGTGCAGGGCTGCGATCTCTACAAAGCCAGCAGGCGGCTTTTCCGGCTCTTTCTCCGGTTCCTTTTCAGGTTCCTTTTCCGGCTCTTTCTCCGCTGCAGCTTTTTCCTCTTCGGCCTTTTCTTCGGCAGTGGGCTCTTTTTTCTCGCCTTCCGGCTGGGCCGCAGCCGCATCTTCTTCCGACCCTGGCTCTTTTTTCTCGTCGCCCTCTACCTTCTCGGGAGCCGCTTCTTCGTCGCTAGATCCTTCTTCCCCTTCTTCGCCAAACAAGGGTTCGATATCGCCGTATTCGACAGGCGCATCTTTTAGGATCTCATCGTCGGCTTTAAGCTGGCTCTCATCCAACGTACCCGTTTCTTCGCTATGCTCCGTAGTCATTTTGCACCTCCGTTTTCCGGCTGGAGAAGCCGAATCCTGTGGATTCCGGCGACAGGTACGCCGACGAGTTTATTTCATCAGAGATTCCGCTCTCTGTAGCGTGCTGTTCATAAAGTCAAACATGAAAGAAGGCTCCCATTCAGCCATTCTCTCGCAATAAGGACAGTCAATATCAGTCGCATACTCAAATGGAAAACCACCATCTTTGTCTTTAAGAAGAGGCGTGCAAGCACCCAATACATAGCCACACTTACAAGTGTAGTCGCCACCGCACCCTCAAGTTGGTGCTGGCTGTTTCTTTCGCCACTCCTTGCAGTTCCTCTCCATGTAAGGCAGTTCCTTAAAACACTCAGGACAGAGTGCGTCCTGATTACTCGAGCCGCGTGGGCATCTGAAATCATCGTTCATGCTGCTTCTTCCTCCAATTCATCCCAGTGCTCCATACAATGCCTAATTTCCCTCTCGGCCTCTTCGGTAATGTGATGGATATTGCGTTCCAGATAGTCCTCTTGGTTGATAGCGGAAGCAAATGTCTTTGGCTGTGCTGGCTTCCTGCAATCATCCAGCAACTCAAGGTATTTCTCGGCATGAGGCATAAATAAATCTTTTCTCAACGCCCTTATGCCGACTAAGGCCATTGCAAAATTAAGATCTAGGTCGTCAGGGAAGAGACTTAGGCCGTGGTGGAGCCACCGGTAGGATTCCTCTGCATTTCCTATCCTAGCGTAAGTCATGCCGAGAGTGTAATAAATGCCACCGTAAAAATTCAGTTTCGTTGGATCGTCGGGATATGGAAAGTATTGTATAGCGCGAATTCCCCAAAAAATAGCCTCTTCATACCGGCGCAGACTAGCCGAATTCTGGCTCAGATAGTAGCAAGTCCGGTGATCGCGGGAATCTTCTCCGATTAACTCTTTGAGATTTTTATTAGTCCTTTCCCATTTCTCTTGCTTCTTGTCCTCCTGGTAAGAGTAGCCGTAGTGGTTTATCTCAACATTGGTCATGGCTGCATTGCCGTCGATTACGGGCTTGTTATGGATAATGTTTTTATATCTCAAGTTGCTCGCTTTCTTGAAAAACCTTATTCCACGCCAGGAAGCAGTCCTTTCACCGTCTGGATTAACCTCGTGAACGAGTACGGCCAAGCCAGTGGCCAGGGAAGAGGTTTTCGCAAGTCGGTTTTTTGCTTCCTCGAAACCGACCTCCGGCTCCACCAGTGACTCATCAGGATCGATGATAAGCCACATTAGATCTTCTTCTGGATACTCAGCCTTGGCATATTCCAGGGCCTCGTTTCTGTGCTTTGCGAAATGACCTGTCCATGGTGAGTGATAGAGATGAAATTTATATTTCTTTTGCAAATCCTTGATAAACTCCGTGCCACCAGTATCTAAGACAATGCAACCGTCTATGAAGCCTTGTAGGCTATCCAAACACCTCACCATCATAGTGTTTTCGTAACTATTTGAACCAACACCCGAATAAAGCATTACGGCGATTATCTTCACAGGAGCTCCCTGGGGATTAAAATCCTTCTGCCTACCCCATTTTTTCCATAGCCGTAAATGTCGCTGTTTTTCTCCATGGTCCAGTGCAAATACTCAACATCGGTGGGCTTAATACCACCACCGGTTACAACGTCCTGGTAGAGCCGATTGTAAAGATCCTGATTGTCTGCATGAAAAATATCGATTTTTAACTGATCGGTGACCCAAATATCTCGTTGCTGCACTCCATGTGGCAAAACAATTCCTTCAAAGTCAGCGTCTAATTGCTGCGCCAGATCGATATAGTGAATGAAGATCATGGGCAACAAGCCGCCGGTAAAACGAGCATTTCCCTTCCAGCTTTGAAAATACTGCTTGTCTCGAATGGCAGTAACCTTGACCCTCTTAGCCTTCTCCGGCAACGATGGTAGATAGCGAAGCTGCAGCACCACGTTTACCCTGTCATTGTCGATCTTGTCCTCCCAGGGCAGCCGGTAAGGCTTTTCAACAATGAACTTGGTGTTGCCACGAGAGTAAGTAAGGCCGTATTTTAGTTGCTGCCTGTGCAAATGACTTGGCGAGCAAATCACCACGTAGTCGATATTGACAAAGAATTTTGGATCCAGACCGCCGCGCCAGATCTTGACACCCTTGGCCATTTTGGCAAGCTGGAAGGATGCGTCGTACTTCGGATCATGCAGCCGCACGAGCTCACCGCCCACCGCCTTGATGGCCTCACGATGGAAGTGGGATATATCGCCGTCACCGATTAGGGCAAATTTCATTCATCACCTTCTGAGTCAAATGGCTCGTCAAATTTCATTGTTTTCTCTTCCTTTCGGTCTAAAAATTACTATTGCTAATGGTTGTGGCATTCCGTATGCGGCACCCTTAAATGTTGGTCTGCCACGTATAAAGCGTATTTCTCCTTTCATACAGTAGTCATGCCACCAATTTGTGTTGGTACGCACTGGTAATAAACAAACCACCAATGCACCATTTTGGGCTTCTCCGTAAGCCTTCCTAACCCACTTAACCTGTTCCCCCCAAGGAGGGTTCATCCAGCAATTACCTCGCCAATTTTGCTCAAGTCCATTATCAGCAATCGAAAAAAACCTTTGGCATTTTGTATTTTTTGGGGTAGCACAGACATCTAAATCAAGGCCAAATTCCCTATTTAGTGGTTCAAATAGCTCATCTGGTGTTTCCCAATCTTGTCTCTTGGATTCAAATTTAGTTTTGAATTTTGCCATCAGCACCTACAAAGTGAGTGCCGCCTGTCACAGTCTAGACAGAATTGCTTATCCCACCATCCTGGCGAGTCAGGAGATCCCGAGAAGGTTTCGTCGAATCGATCACCGATCTGCTCACGTCAGGAGATCCCGAGAAGGTTTCGTCGAATCGATCACCGATCTGCTCACTCCCTACCTGAAATCGCATTGTGTTCGCTCGGTAGTCACGACCAGGCTTTAGCTCGGGATGGCTACGAAAGTGCCTCTCTATCTGAGCGTCGGTCATCGCCTCGGCGTGCTTGCTCCTGGCGGTCTTGAGATTATCGCTGGCAACATCATCAAACTGTGGCATTGTTAAGCCTCCGCTGCTTTTGCCTTTTTCTCATCGGCTTTTATCAAGGCTTCTTGGA